GCAATTTATTTAAAAATACGAGAAATAATATTCAAAATTTACAATGGAAAAAAGAATAAAAGAAACAAAATTTAGATTTAGGTTGTCAGATTTTATCCACACTATTCATGATCATATGTCTGAAAATATTCTCAATGATATATCTTGGAATGTAAAGGAATATGATTATTTAGAAAACATTGATTATAGCAAGTTAAGCACAGTATTTAAAGATTATTTCGAATCTGGAGGGCAAAAAGGATTAGAAAATTTTATAAAAAAACCGGAAAATGTTTTTGATTCGAAGTACATTGTGGGTAGTGATTTATTAAATGATCCAAATTACAAGGTCAAATATTGTTACTACACTAATCACTTGGGATTAATCAAATGCTGTTATAGAAATGGGGATTATATTGTGAATAATTTAACTTCTACTGATAGTGTTATTACAATACTGCATCAAAAAAAAAACATTGTCGAAGATTATAAAATACAAAAAAAGATATATTGGTTTCAGAAAGAATCAAATATACAAAATTATTATAACAACATGTTGATTGACCTAGAACAAGAAGTCAAAGATATTACAGAGATCAATTACACTCACAAAATGGAAAGTATTTACAATATAAGGCATGATATGATTCATAGTTATGTTTGTTATTTGTTTGGATTATGTTTTAGGCCTGGCACGGAATTGAATCTCAAGAATTATTCAATAAATTCAAACCAGACACCAGACATATTCGAATATTCGATAGATGAAGAAGTTTCATTGGTGGGAGATATAAGTGTTGCAAGAAATAATGTTTTACAGTTGATTACAAAAGAGAATAAGTACAAGGAATTAATGACAATTATTTCAAAAACTAAAAACAAGCAAGTGAAGACATTATTTTTTGTAATAAATGATGGTTTTTCTAATTTCAATCATACAATTAATGAAACTCATCTGCCATTAATATTTGAAAGAGATCTTTATTTTGAAGAAAAAGTTATAACAATCCCAAGCTTAATAAAAAATGTCATTGATAACAATCCAGTGCTTCATGGGGATTTTATAAAAAAAAGACATAGAGAAGATGAAATTGAGATTGTGGATATAGATAACATTTCAATAATTCAAGAACAACCAGATTATGAAAAAATGCAAGCAATCTTGGCAAAATTGGAATACAATTACAATCATGATGAAACTATAAATGAGATTAAAG